ATATGTGCCAACCCCGTTCTATACTTATGTTCAGCGTTTTTAACCTGTTTTCGAAAGTTTTTACTTTGTGACGAAAACAGTATCTTTGTTTTCATTTAGACCTACAACTATGCAGTTTTTTTCGTCACAAGAGATAGGGGACATGATCGGCCAAAGCCGGCAATATATCAATGTTTATAAGGATCGCGGCGTTTTGATACGAGATGAAACGACCAAGAAATTCGACCTTGATAACCCTATCAATAAGCAGTGGTTTGATCAAATGCGTAAAAGTTATATTGAGAAATGCGCTGATCCAAACTACATACCTCAAAAGACTGAGAAAATAAAGAAGGTTAAAGAGGTTAAAACTCATTTTCTTGCCAGCACAAGCCCGCACCCATCGCAACGCATGGTTAACGACGATGAACCCGATGATGAACCAACAGGCAATCGATCAAATCTGCAAGAAAGAAAATTACAGGCGGAGGTAACGCTAAAGGAGTTGGGGATTAAGAAGGCTAAAATAGAGATTGAACAAAAACAAGGCAAGCTACTGAACATTGACACCGCAAAAGGAATTGTGTCAGCATACATGAGCAGCTACTCAAAGGGTCTGTTTCGCGATATTGAAACATGGATGCACCGGATTTTGGATATCCATAAAATATCACTGGAAGACAAAGCCGAATATATTGCGATGCTCGAAGGGTTAATGAACGCAGCAAGCGGTAGAACAATTAAAGAACTTGAGGTTAAATTAAAAGACGAAAATACACAGTTATGAGTACACTAAATAAAAGTCTTGACTTTTTATCCTCAATAAATACGACCGTATCAAGGATCAAACCGTCTGAATTTGCAGAGCAGAACCGGTATATGGGTACAGGTGAAACGCGTTGGTCAGGAAAATACTCTTTTGATTTAACCCCTTATTTACGCGAGCCGCTTGATTGCTTGATGGCCGAAGTACCGGTTACTAAGATAGCAATTATGAAAGCTGCTCAAATAGGTTTTTCCACAGGAGTAATTGAAAACGCAATCCCTTGGATCATAAGCCAATCACCATCAAACATATTATTGATGGCCGCTGATGATGAATTGGTCAGGACTGCAATGACACAAAAGATAGATCCTGCAATTGATTCAATGGGAGTTCGTCATTTGATTGGAGCTCATAGCGGGGCAAATAAGCAAAAGAACCAGAGGACTGGTGACACTGAAAAGATGAAAGAATTTTACGGGGGGCGGCTGTTGGCCACATCTGTAAAGGCTGCGCATAAGATGCGTCAATTTTCCGCAAAGTATGGTTTTCTCGATGACTTAGATTCTGCAAAAATGGCCGATGAAAGGGAGGGGTCGCTGGTTAAATTGGTTGATGGACGTTTTACAACGTTTGGAGACACAGCCAAAATCTTTTATATATCAACCCCTGTAACAAAGCAAACATCCGTTATTGAGCCTTTGTTTTTAAAGGGTGATCAAAGATATTACTTTCTCCCTTGCCCCATGTGTGGCGAATTTCAGCGGCTGCAATGGTCGGTTGACGTGGATAAATCAATCATCAAAACAGGGAAAGCCGGCATTGTTTACGAGCAAAATGCAGATACAGGGATGGTTTATCCTGAATCAGTAGGCTATGTCTGTGAGCATTGCGGCGGGTTTATTGATGAGAAGCATAAATATAAGATGAATCTGCATGGAGAATGGAGACCAACAGCCACGGCAAAAGCTGCACACTTTAGAAGTTATCACATATCCGGGCTATATGCACCCCCAGGGGCGTATAGTTGGGCGCAATTCGCACAGGATTGGTGTGACGTTTGGCCGAAAGAAAACGGCGGGAAACCTATAATACACTTATTGAAAACCTTTAAAAACATTTGCTTGGGACAGACATTTGAAGAATTAGGCCGGAGCGTAGACGTGACCAGCTTAGCAGTTAACACGCGTAATGAGTATCGAATTGGCGTAGTGCCGAATAAATTGGCACAAGAAGACGGGAACGGGAACATAGTATTAATCACTATTGCCTGTGACTTGAACGGCACTGTGGATGATGCTCGCTTGGATTACCTAGTTGTGGGATGGTCTGAGACCGGCACATCTTACGCAATAGACCACGGATCAATTGGTAGTTATCAGGGGCGAAGATCAAAGGCTGAAGACGAACGGGAAATACTAACTTATCGCAATGAGGCGCGTAACTGTGTTTGGGAGCCGTTCTGGCATGATGTAGTGGATCGGGTGTGGCAAACTGATGATGGGAAGCAAATAAAAGCCTTGATAACAGGCGTTGACACCGGCTTTCACACCGTATTTGCTTATGAATTTATGAAGCGTTCGCCGTTGATTGTTGGATTAAAAGGTCAGGAGGATAACAAATACACCCCTTATGACTCCAATTTAGCCCTATTCAAAGAGAGTGCAGAACGCGGCGGACTGTATGTTTTGCAATCAAACCGGTTAAAAGATATTTTGAGCGAACGGATTGGGCTTGCATGGCATGATAAGGAAGGGGCGCAGCCGTTTGGATTTATGAATTTTCCACAGCCTGAAGGGGGAAAATTTACTTTTGACTTTTTTAACCAATATGGAGCTGAACGACGGGACGTGAAAATTAACGACGATGGAACAGCGGTCGCAGCGCGTTGGGTGAAAAAACATTCAAGCGCACAAAACCACTTTTGGGATTGCGAACTATATAACATGGCCGTCCGGGACATCTTTGTTCATTTGGTTTGTGCTGAACAGAAAATTAGGAAGCCAACTTGGCATACCTTTGTTTCGATTGTGATGGGAAAATAAAAAATAATTGTATCTTTGCTATCAACTATTTAGATCAAATGGCATTATACGAAAGCGAATCATTTTACATTGCAGCTACAACGGATGATCTGGCTCGCCTTGACAGGCTGAAACAGATCATTGTTGCGCTTGAAAATCAAATGATTATTGCGGCTGGTGATGTCAATATAGCTGATTACTCATTAAATGATGGTCAAGTGACCATCAGAACGGCCTATCGTGACCCGACTACAATAGCCAGAGCGATAGACCGTTTCGAATTTATCTATAATAGGCTCGCATCACGATTATCAAACACCAATATTGTATCTCTAAGGGATGCCAAATCGTTTAATTTACGACAACGTTATTAAAATGAAGTTCCCTAATCCTTTTAGTAAAAAACAACCTACTCACGCTGAGTTACTTGCAAAAAACATTGCAAGTGGCGAAATGCAGGCTTATGGCGACTACTCACATAAACCCTACCCGTCCGTTTACGATAGTTGGGATGGAGAGCGAAATTATGGTGATTTAGGGTTCCCGATAAATTACACCCCCGATTTTCGCAATCTGGCAATAAGGAGCTGGCAATCATTTTACGAAAGCGACATCACACAGATAATCATCAAAAATTATCTGTTATGGGTTGTCGGTAAAGGGTTAACGCTCAATTCAGAACCACTCGAAAAATACATCAAAAAGATATATCCCGATTTTAGCCGTGATAATTTCACGGATGAAATTGAGGATATGTGGCAATTATTTGCATCATCCAAACGGGCATCATTTTCCGAAATGCAGGACTTGCACCAAATCGCTTTTGAGGCTTGTTTAAATGCTATTGTTGGGGGTGACGTCCTTGTAATCATGCGTTATGATGGCAATTATCCAACCGTTCAACTAATTGACGGGTTGCACATAATGAATCCAACATCGGGCGTTTGGGCTGAACAGGCGCGAATAGCTGGCAACACCATCAAAGAAGGTGTTGAGGTGGATAAAAAAGGCAAACATATTGCCTTCTATGTGCAGGATGATAAAGGTGGATTTGAGAGGATTGCAGCATTTAACACCAAAACAAAACGCCCCATGGCGTGGCTGATGTACGGGTTTAAATACCGGTTAAATGACAGGCGTGGGATGCCTCTTTTTGCTGTTGTATTGGAAGAGCTAAAGAAGTTAGGCCGGTACAAGGATGCAACCGTTTCAAGCGCTGAGGAGAACGCAAAGGTAGCTTTTACTATTGAACATGATAAAGATGGATCAGGTGAAAACATTTTCACCAATGCAGTTAAGCAGGCTTCACTAAGCGGACAGCCAACCGTGCCGGAGTCTTCTCGTGGTACGGGTGATACATTAGCTACACGCATAGCAATGACAACCAATAAACAGGCATTCAACTTGCCTCCCGGAGCATCGTTGCACGCACACAAAAACGAAGCTGAAATATCATTCAAAGATTTCTTTTCAACAAACTTTGACATCATTTGCGCAACCATGGGTGTTGCACCCGAAGTTGCGATGAGCCGTTTTAATAGCAATTACTCAGCGTCTCGAATGGCATCAAAGATGACTGAGTTTAAATTTAGAGTTGACCGTGATACTTTTGCAAAGGAATTTTACAAGCCAATTTATGAATTTTGGCTTGACACGCGGGTGTTATTGGGTAAAATAAACACACCCGGTTATATCACCTCAATGATTAAAGGTGATTACGAAATGATCGCAGCCTTTAAGACATCAGAGTTTATCGGTGTTAATATGCCACACGTCGACCCTGTGAAAGAGGTTAATGCAGAGGTATTAAAGATAAACAACCTCTTGACAACAAGGGAAAAGGCCGCCCGTGATTTGGGCGTGGGTGATTGGCACCAAAATATTGAGAATTTGAGGCAGGAAAACGAAAAGGCAAAAGATTTATTGCCACAACCAAATAACGAGCAAAATGGACAAACCACAACTGGCAAAAAATGAGATTTTAGTTTATACCCAGTTTTACAGCTACACGGCTGAATGGCTGGTTAGTCAGATCAATAATTTTGCAGATGATGCAGAATTAAAAATGAGAATGCACACGCCCGGAGGTGGTGTTATGGATGCTTTTTCTGTGTTGTCGCGCTTGTCTGATCGCAAAGGGGCAACCACTATTCACGTCGATGGATACGCGTACAGCATGGGTGCATATTGTTGTTTATATTCAAACAACGTAATAGCCAATGAGCAGTCACGCTTTATGTTCCACAAGGCTGCTTTCCCATCTTATTACGATGCCAGCACGGATGAACAGGAAGATTGCAAGCAAAAAAACGCTGTTCTGAAGGCAAAAATGAAAGCTCGATTGAACGACACTCCGGAGGCCGCCGCGCTAATCGCTAAAGTATTTGAATCAGACGTTAGAAATGACGTTTACTTGTCAGCAAAAGAGGCTAAAAAAGTAGGTTTAGTAACTGAAATTCAGCCTTTAAACTTGGAAGTAAAGGCCATTTTAGAGGAACAAACCCGTATTTCGGCCATGTGGGCAAAGAATCAAGAAGAAAACGCTACATTTGTAGCTAATAATCAAATAAATAATGAAAAGATGACAATCGAACAAATCAAAGCTGAACACCCAGCCGTATATTCGGCTATCATGGCTTTGGGCGAGGGCGTCGGAATTGCTAAAGAGCGTGACCGCGTTGGGTCATACTTGGCATTTTTAGAGGCTAGCCCCGAGGCTGTAAAAACTGGCATTGCATCAGGCGTTGCAATGACTGAGACACAACGCAGCGAATTTGCTGTATCTGCTTATAAATCAATGATTAATAAGACAGAGTCAAGCGAAAACCCCGTAGCCGTAGCAACACCAGCGGCTCCAACCGCTACCGAAACAGCTACTGATAAGGCAATGGCCGAAATCAACGCGTCTTTGGGCAAAACCGATTTAACCTTAAAAGCGTAAACGATGAGTACACTATCAACACGCAACGCAACTGACAACATGATCACTGCGGACACCGATAGAGCAAAGTGCTTTATTTGGAACAACGAATTCAAAACCGGCACCTTGCTTAACGCATCAGGAGCTGAGGCTACTTTTGCGCTGGGCACCGTTTTGGGACGTATTGCAGCATCAGGCAAATTAGTGCCATTAACCACCGCCGCCGAAGACGGTTCAGCCTTTCCGGTTGGCGTATTGGCGCAAACAGTGACTTTGGGTATTGCAGGCGAAGACACCGTGACATTTGCTATTTCGGGTGACGTGAATGAAAGCATGATCATTTTGGATGGTGCTGATACACTTGCAACCGTTATCGCATTACGGACAATTGGCGACCGTTTAATGAGTGACACAAAGGGCATTCGCACCGTTGTTGTTACGGATTCAACCTTTAACGACAACTAAAAAAACAAACAAGATGGCTATACCAGCTTCAGAAGTTAGAGGACTTTTCACAAAATACATGGTTGAGAAATTGGAAATCACTCCATCTCCAACCTCTTTTTTAAAGTCCTTTTTTAAAACAAAAACAACCTCTGCCAAAAATGTGAGCATTGAGGTTAAACGACATGGTGAACCGATCGCGGTTGACGTGATGAGAGGTGCCGAGGGCAATCTTAACAGTTTTGCAAAATCAACTGAAAAGATTATGACACCACCTTATTTTGCTGAGCGTTTCAGTCTTAATGAGTTGGACGGTTATGATCGCATCTTTGGCGACATGCAGGAGGTTAGCGGTGATTCGTTCGCAATGGTTTTGGATGAGGCAGCTCAGAAAATCCAGTTGCTGAAAGACAAAGTCAACCGCCGTTACGAATTGATGGCCGCTCAGGTTTTGCAGACCGGTATCATCACATTGGTGAATGGTGACAACATTGATTTCAAGCGTCATGCTGATTCAAAAGGAGTGTTAGGGGTTGGCAACTGGTGGACTGAGGCCGCAATCGATCCCGACACAACCCTGCAAGAAGGTGCAAAATTCATTCGTACACAAGGCCTTTATGCCGGTGGTGAATTTAACGTGATTTTCGGATCAAAAGCATGGAATGCGTATTTGAACAACACAAAAAAACAGGCCAAAAGCGATATTAAAGACTGGAAGCTTTCCGACATCGTTTCTCCTGTTCAGTTTGGCGTGGGCTCAACCTTTTTGGGTCGTACCTCAACCGGTGCATATAACTTCAATTTGTGGGGTTATGAGCAGTTTTATAACCCTGCTGGAACCGACAAAACTGGTAAAGTGCCCTACGTTGCACCCGAACAAATCATTATCCTGCCAAACGATATGTCGTTTAGCTTTGCTTATGCCGGTGTGCCTCATTTGAAGCGCAACCCATCAAGCGTGGCTATGCCCGAATATATCGCTTATGCGCCGGGTGAATTTTTTATCGACAATTTCGTTGATATGCGTGTTGCAAATCACGAATTTATTGTGAAATCTGCCGGCTTGCCTATCCCAACTCAGGTTGACGCAATTTTCAACAAACAAGTTGTTGCATAATGAGACGGTTTAAATGCACCTGCATTCAGATTAGTGGTAAAGGTAAACTCCTGTTCAATTACGGGCAGGAGTTTACCGAATCTCAAGTAAATGATTGCGAAGAGCTGTTAAAGGATGGCGCAATCATTGAGATCGAAGCACCAGTAGAGATCGAAGCACCAGTAGAGATCGAAGCCATAACGCATCCCGATATTATCGTAGAGAAACCGCGTAAACAAGCGAAATGAGCATTGACAGAGCGATAAGAGACGCACGGAATATTGTCACTAAAGGGGGTTTTAACACGTCAATTGTGTTAACCCCCGTTGGTGATATTGACCCGATAACCATTCAGGGGGTGACATCGCGTCACCACATTGAATTTAATCAAGATGGTTATCCAGTTAATGCAACAAACGCGCACATCTTATTGTCGGAAAATGACTTAAAAGCTAACGGGTTGATCACACGTGATACGCGGGGGAATGTTGCGCTTGACGCGTGGCTTGCTTCATGGGTTGATGGCACCGGCGAAAGTCGGACTTACAAGATAGTTCAGACCAAACCATCCGAAACATTAGGGTTAATCATTTGCACCGTTGGAAGATATGGCACGAATTGACGAAGCGTTAGGGAAAGATGTCTTTCAGCAAGTTAGAGATAAAATTGCTGAAATATTACTTGATGAATTGGCAAATCAAGCCACTTTATCAGGGAATACAGACCTTGAATATGGCATTATTTGGATGGAAAGGCGCAGGCCATTCAATCTTTCAGAGGTGCCGGCCATTAACCTTTCTATTTCTGGCATAAATTACAACACTAAGTTCCGCCACCAACGGCAACCAGATGTCACTTATACAATTGACATCTACAACACTAAGAATCACACGGAGGATGATGCAGATGAGTTGGTTATGGATAGTATTTGGGATGTCTCACGTACAGTTCAATATATTTTAGACCATCCGCATTATGCATCATTGGGGCTGAATCCATTGATTTCTCATTCGGAGGTGGTTAAAATCACATCTGGGGAGGCTGAAATGAGCGACGGCGCCCGATGTGGTATCTTACGGGTTGAATTTAAGGTTAATATGATCAGCGTTGAAAACCCATTTGATCAAATCGCGTTAGAGCTAAGCAGCACGTCTGTAAAAATTGAACAGACAGATAAGGGGTATTTTTACCAATTACAAAACTAAATTATTTAACATGGCAGACATATCGAATGCAGTAGGCAAAGAGAGAATCAGTCGGGTCGTTGGGTACAAGATTACCAAAGGGGCATACACCGAAGGAGGCCAGAATTTGCCAATGCGAATCGCAGTTTTAGGAGCCGCAAACCATGCCAATCAAGCAGGTTTAGGGCTTGCGCCTGAGCCAGCCACAATCACAAGCGCAAATGAGGCGGGTGAATTGTATGGTTATGGGTCGCCTTTGCACCAAATGGCGCGTATTTTACGGCCTATTTTTGGGGGTGGAATCGGTGGTATCCCTACCGTATTTTACCCACAACTAGAGGGAGCCGGCTCAACCGTTACGACTATCAACGTGACAGTTACCGGAACACCTACCAAAAACATCGCACACCGCCTTGTAATCAATGGCCGTGACAATGTTGATGGTGAGTATTATGAATTTGTTGTTGCATCAACAGATGACGCGGCGGCCATTCACGCAAAAATCATTGCAGCGGTTAACAACGTGACCAATTCACCTGTTACAGCGGCGTTGGGAACAGGCACCGTAACTTTGTCGACAAAATGGTATGGCGCAACTTCAGCAAATCTGAATGTATCGCTTTACACCAACAATGACAGTGCAGGGTTGACATACACTGTTGGCGCAAAAGTATCAGGTGCCGGAACAGAATCAATCGCAGCCGCTTTAACCGCTTTCGGAAACAACTGGAACACAATTGTTATCAACCCTTATGGCGAGAGCGTATTTTCGCAACTGGAAATGTTCAACGGAACACCTTCCGCAACTACTCCATCAGGTCGTTATACCGGCATTGTATTTAAACCGTTTATTTCGTGTTGGGGATCAACCGAGAGCGATAAGGACACCTTGATCGCAATTACGGGAGCCGCCGCGCGAATGAATCAAGTGACACATGTACTTTGCCCCGCTCCAAAATCAGCAGGTTTTCCATGGGAAGCAGCCGCAAATGGTGTCCGCTTGATCGCGCGCACTGCACAGGATACGCCACACTTGGACGTAAACGGACAATCATATCCTGATATGCCAGTACCATCAGATGGCCTGATTGGTGATATGGCAGATTACGAAAACCGTGATTTGCTTGTAAAAAATGGCGCGTCAACAGTTGATTTTGTCAATGGCGTGTACGAGGTTCAGGACATGATTACAACCTATCGACCAGCTGGCGAAATCCCCCCCCAATTCCGTTATACTCGAAACCTTATTTTGGATTGGAATATCCGTTATGGTTATCTGTTGTTGGAATTGACAAACGTAAAAGACAAAGCAATCGCAGCGGACGAAGATTTCGTATCAGCCGCCGGAGTGATTAAGCCAAAGCAGTGGAAATCAATCCTTTATGATTATTTCGATCAATTAGCAAATCGTGCGTTAGTATCGGGTTCTGATTTTTCAAAAAATTCATTGGTGGTTGCCGTTGCTGACTCTAATCCTGACCGTTTGGAAACGTTTTTTCGCTACAAACGAACTGGAACTGTGCGTATTGCGTCAACTGATGCAGAGGCTAATTTTGCATTTTAACCATTAAAATAAAACAACATGGCATATACAGGTGGTGATTGCATTGAGGTGACTTGTAACCATCCAACGCTCGGGTCATTACGACTCGATCCAAAGGGGTCGGAGGATACCGAAATAGATTTTGGCGGGTATGTGGTTGCTGATGGTGATGATAGTGTCACTGGTTCGGGAACCAACATTAAGCAAATGAACCGCAAACGATGGAGTGTATCCGTTCCCCCTTGTGGTTGGTCTAAAGACCCTGACACGTTGCAGAAATTGCAGCTGATTCAGGACGACTTAAACGAAGCCCCTTGGACATTTACGTTTATCGATGGCAGCGTGTACAAAGGTACCGGCTCAATATCAGGTGATTTGAAGGGTAACAAGAACGCCGCAACAATCAACGGGTTTAAGGTTTCCGGAGGCGGAAAATTAGAACCAATTGCGTAACTTTAAGGCGGGGATGATTAGTTTTATCCCCGCTAAATTTTTTACAAATTAAACAGCAAAAAAATGAGTAAAGTATCAAATGACCAGGCAGTTAAAGACATTGAAAGATGGCTTGACGCAAAGAAAATTAAAGATCGCAAACGCGAACAAAATGCGGACTCAGAGGCCGTATTGGTTGACGCCATTATGGATGGTGATCTGATTGTCAATGATGATAATTCGTTGACGTTGAAACTAATTTGGCCAACTGCTGAAGGTCAGGGGGTTAGCACACTAACTTTCAAATCACGGTTGACGGTTGGCGAACGACAAGAAGCAACTAAGGGCATCAAGCCCACGGATGCAGAAGGCCGTTTGATCGGTTACGTTGCCGTGTTGACAGATCAGCCCGTTGGTGTTATTAAAAAATTAGAGTCCGGTGAGGACTACGAACGCGCATCCTCAATTGCTGTTTATTTTTTGTAGGAGAGGCCGAACACGGATTTGACAATGTGATCAGATCCGTGGTTCGGTTTTACAAGTGGCCGCCATTCGTGATAAACCGCCTTTATATTGACGATGAAGATAATGACGGGCTTTATTATTGGTATGATGACCTACTTGATTACAATAAGCAATTGAAAAGTAAAGAATAAACGATGTCAGTATTTTCAGCAGTCGCAAGATTTTCAGCCGTTGACCGTTTTTCATCCGTATTACAGCGAATGGAAGACCGAAACAAGCGCTTCGCAGCTAGTTCGTCGACCGCCTTTAAAAAGGTAGAGTCGGATGCAGAACGGTTGCGCGGGCGCGTGGCTGGGTTGTCTGGTCAATTCAAAAGCTTGTTAGCTGTTGTGTCAGTTGCGTCGGTTATGACAATTGGCGCAAATGCAGTTTTGGAATATGAAAAATCGCTTGCGTCACTGAGTGCCGTAACAGGCGTATCGGGCGAAGCGTTGGAAGCGATGGACAAGCAAGTTATGTCCATCGCTACTTCCACAAAAAAATCAAGCTATGACGTAGCCAAAGGTTTTGAGGTTGTCGGGTCTGCAATGTCGCAATACTTGGAAGATCCAAAGGCGTTAGGGCAAATAACAGAGGCCGGTATATTATTATCCAAAGCCTCAAAAATGCAACTCGAACCCGCATTGCAAAGCTTGACGGGGGCGATGAATCAATTTAATTTAGGGGCTGAATCAGCCGCCAAAACGGTCAATATTTTAACGGCTGGTGAAATAGTAGGACAGGTTAGCACTGAAAAATCTGTTGAGGCGTTGTCCAAATTTGGCGCCGTGGCAAACTCTATGAACACCACATTACCCGAATCTATTGCACTCATTCAGGTGCTGGGTAAAAAACTGCCAACCGAACAACTTGGAACCGCATCCCGTAACTTGCTTTTGTTCATGGACACGTCAAAAGGCGCATCGAAAGAGGCGTTAAAGGCGTTTTCCCGAAATGGTGTTAGCTTGGATGTGCTGGGGGATAAGACATTAACGACAGCAGAACGATTGCGCGAATTGAGCAAGGTTCAAAATGACGCTGTTGCGATGAGTGATATTTTTGGTAAAGAAAATATCACAGCAGGGAAAGTTATTTTTGATCAAATAGATACCTATGAAAAATGGGTTAAAGAGATTGGCGCAACAGAGGCGGCGCAAGCACAAGCAGCAAAAAACACAGCTACAATATCCTCAAAATTTGGTGAATTAAAATCAGCCTTTGAGAATGCAGTGATTGGGAGTACAAATGGCTCGATTGGAATGCGTATTTTTTCAGGTGTGTTGAGTGTTTTTGCCGATAATATTGGATGGATAATCAGTTTAGTGTTGGGGTTGGCCGCGGTTTTAATCCCCGCATATTTAGCATATAAACTAATAACAGCCGTTACACTGCTTTGGAATATCGGATTAGCTGCACAAGCTTTGATATTAGGTAAAGGGGCTATTGCGCTGAAAGGTAATATTATTGCACTGAAAGCATATAGGGCAATGGTTTATATGGCAACCGCTGTGCAGTGGGCATGGAATGCTGCATTAACAGCCAACCCAATTGGTTTAATCATCGTCGCAATTGTTGCTATTATTGCAGTTATTGCCTTGCTTGTAAAATATTGGGATACCATCAAAGCAAAATTCGAAGCAGCCCCAACGTGGGTTAAAGTCGCAATGATGCCTTTTATTTTTATGCTATCACCCATTTTGATATTAGTCAATACAATAAAGAAATTCATAAATGCGTGGGATGGCATCAAAGCTGCTTTCACGGATGGAGGAATTGCGGCCGGAATGCAGAAATTAGGGGGTGTTTTATTGTCCGCATTGATAGACCCGTTAGTTTTCTTTTTGAAACTATTGGCAAAAATACCCGGATTAGGTTCAATAATCGACCCTTTAGTTTCAAAAATAGAAGGCTTTCAAACCAACGCAGAGGGTGGATTTGGCGTTGATGAAGATATTGCAGCTAAGAAAGCGGTCAATACTGAAGCCACACAAAATCAGGTACAGTCAGAAATTGTGAAAGAGAACAAACAAACTGTTGACATCAGTGTTAATGACCCTGCGAATAGACTGAAAGTAAACAGCGGAACTGGTGCAGTGCCGGTAAAAGTAAATGGGACAACAGGGAAATTTTAACATATGGACATAGGCATTTACGAAACATTAAACGGCGGTGATATGTCACTACAAAACGGTGACATATGGGCAACCATGAGCCTGTGGAATCAGATATATATCGGGTTGTTCGGTGGTAATGTGGCGCAATTAACCGATGACAATGCCGGCAAGGGAGAGCAGCGAAAAGACTGGTGGGGAAATCAGTTTTTAAAAGCCAGCCCGGGCGAATATAACAATTCGACAACCGAACTAACATTAAACACGGTTCAATTAAACAGTTCAGGACGGGTTAAGATTGAGCAAGCGGTTAAGAGTGATTTGGCTTTCCTTTCGAAATTGGGCAAAGTTGACGTGTTGGTTTCAATTCCTGCAATTGATTCAGTGTTAATTGAAATAGGGATAACAGAGCCGAATAATATTGAAGATAAACGTTTCCGATTGCTTTGGGATGGCACGCGCTCAACTGAAATAACAGGTGTTGATACTGACATAAACGGGGGTATAATTTCGCAAATGTGGATTTTAAGAAATGGCATTTGGGATGATTTTGGTAAATGGTTTGATAACGAATACTGGCAAGACAACGCATGAACACACCTAAACTAAGCGAATTACAAGCCTCTTTGATGAGTGCTTTTGAAACAAGATTTGGAACTATCAACAGGGGATTAAAGGCCGTATTCCGCACGTTATCGCAGGTCGTCTCGGGTGAAATACGCCTTGTTTATTTATACGGGGGAGAGATTCAGCGCAATGTATTTCCTGATTTGGCCGAATCGGAATTGAATGGGGGGACGCTTGAGCGCTTTGGTCGCGCTCGATTAGGCCGCGACCCATTCCCACCATCGCAGGGGCTTTATTTGGTTGACGTGACAGGTGTGTCAGGTGGTGTAATTCGCGCTGGCATAACGTTTAAGGCTGCCAACGGTTTGAATTACTCGAATGAAAACGCATTGACATTAACCGGCACAACAGGTCAAATCACATTAAGAGCATTGACTCCCGGGTTGACGGCGCAATTAAAAACAGGTGATAAACTTAATTCAACCGAACCGATGCTAAACGTTAGTAGCGTTGTAACGGTTGCATCTGAATTATCAACGCCGTTAAACGCTGAAACAATTGAGGATTATAGGGATAAAGTTTTGCAATCATTCAGAACTGAATCACAAGGGGGCGCGGCGGGTGATTACCGGCTTTGGTCTTCAGACGCTCAGGGCGTTGAGGAGGTTTATCCATTTACCGGAATGCCGGGCGAAATAAATCTTTTTGTAGAGGCAACAGAACAGGACTCGACCGACGGCTTTGGCACCCCTTCCCAGACGATATTAGACGCCGTTAAATCGGTTGTGGAGTTAGACCCGGACGATAGCAAGAATATAAACGATAGGGGAAGGCTTCCAATGGGTGTTTTTGAAATAAGCTATTTGCCTGTCACGCCCGTACCTGTTGCCGTTTCCGTGTTGGGATACACCGGTAATACGTCGGAAGCTCAAACGCTTTTAGGAGTTGCTATTAAGGACTATCTAAAAACAGTTCGGCCGTATGTGGCCGGTGCTGATCCTGTTGATTTATCCATGTTATCAGTTCAGCGATTGATAGGAGTTGTTTCCGATGCTTTACCAGTTGCCTATAATTTCACAAGTTTGGAGGTGCGAATAAATGGCAGCCTTATTTCTATTCGCAAATTTTTGAATGGTGATATACCTATTCCTGGAACAATAACAGTAACCGCATGAACCTGAACAAACTAACGCGTCAACTATACCCAACAGGGCGGGCGTTCCGTTTTCCGCATGGCAAGAATGGGTACTTGGTGCATGATGCAATAAACGAAAGTGTTGGAACGTGTGTTAGTGAATTGCACAGCATACTTGACACCATTTTGCCTGATAACGATAACTTCACATCATCTGATGCAGCGATTTGGGAGCGTCGATTAGGCTTGCCGGCTGGCACTGATCTGCAAACTCAAAAGCTGGCAATCATGCGAAAATTAAACTATCCGGGTGGATGCCTTGGTCGTATGTCATTGTCTTATTTTCAATCACAACTACAAGCGGCTGGCTTCAATGTCTTTGTTTTTGCGAATAAATTTCCCGATGGGATGGGGGGTTACACCGTGATTAATCCGGGTGATGGTTCAGGTAGTTATACGCAACATGGGATAGGAGTTCACGGGGTTAGTGTGCATGGAACTACTGGTTTCCCGTATGATTCGGTGATAAGCAATCACACTGACAAAACATTAGAACCAGCACCCGCATTTAATGACTCGCAACTTCGCGCGACTTTCTTTATTTGCGGATCCTCATTCCCAAATATGGCAGCGGTTCCTGCTGAAAGAGAAGAAGAATTTAGAAAATTAATACTAACTTTGAAAGGCTCACATCTAACGGGCTTTTTATTAATAAATTACATATGAGACCTTTATCCGTAGTTCCAAATATTGGCACTCCTTCTTCGGCTTATCCTGATGGCAGAATTATTGATCAGGCCGGAGTAATACCTGGTACTGCATTGACAGAGATGTTGTATGGTGATTTAATTCAGACGATTCACAAAATAATAAGAATAGCAAGTATTAACCCAAATAACCAGCCAGATAACGAAGCTAACGGATTTCAGTTGTTGACTGGTATTTTTAAAAATTTAATTCCCCAATGGAAAGGTGATACATACGGAATCGACTATTCTGGAATTAAATTTGTTGTGTATATAAATGGGGTGTATTTTCATAAGACAACTACGAATACATCCAACCCACCTAATATGGACACCGTTAATTGGGCTCTAGTATTTTACTGGAATGGACTAAAAATGGTGTTTGCAGATGAAGATCGTATTGCAGCTATTGAGGCTAAGGATACGGCTCAGGATGTAGAAATTACAAACATAAAAACTAAAAATACATCCCAAGATACGGCCATATCTGATAGGTACACAAAATTAGAAACAGATACGATTATTGAAAATTATGATGTAGATAATTTAAGCACATATATGTCAGTTCCTACGTCTGTTTATTTTTCGCTCATATCTGTTAGATTGTGGAGAGTTGGCTTAATGGGCATGTTAACAGGGGAATTCATCCCAAGCACAACCTTCACCCCGACTGATCCGTCGTTAGGGCTGGGAATTTGGCAGGCAAATAATGGGGATAATCCTGATTCTGATATTTATGGAGTGGCTTCGGCCGGTGGTTCTCAGACGTGTAAGATTAGTTTTAGAAATGTAGATGGTTATTTTAGAATTCACTCAACAGTATCTCCAGGCACATATTATTTCTCAATCCCAGTTATTTTTAATTCACTTTAAATGCCCTACTCCATAACCATCGACACAAAGGAAATAACCAAGCTGACCGATGCCATAAGGGGGTTACATCGGTCAGCTTTCCCTGTTGCTGTTCGCCAAACGCTGAATGATTTAGCGTTTGAAACGAAACAAAAGCAATTGATACCGATGGCGAATAAGACATTTACCGTTAGAGATTCAAACTTTTTCAAAGCATTTTCAAAGGTCGACAGAGCGGCCGGCCTAAATGTTGGTGCAATGACAGCAGATGCAGGGATGTTAGATAAAGGGGCGGCGCAAACATTTGATGAGCAGGAAAAAGGTGGTGATTATACGCACGAATATGTCCCCAATACGCAGGCAAGATCAGGGGGAAACAACAAGGCGAAGATAAACAAGGCCAATTATCGCGGCAATGGCAAGATGATTGACAGGTCTTTAAAGACTAAAAATAGGTCGCGCAAATCTCAATTTACGGCTGATGCTGCAATGGGTTTTAAATTGAAAAAACTGATCAATCATAACGGCACAATTTTTAAAGTTCTGAAATTCAGTAAAGACGAATACGGTATTAGAATTAAGTTGAAGCCACTTTACGATGCAGAAAACAACCGAAAAGTATCGGTAAAACCAACCCATTTTATAGAAAAAACAGCAACTAAGGCAGCCGAAAAAACGGAACGATTTTACAAACGAGCTGCAAACCAACAGTTCAAAAAGTATTTCAGAGACTAAAACCACACGCAATGAGTTGGATAGAGCAATTAAGTAATGTTGAGGTAGAGATAATCACAGGCGACGGAAAACGCTTTAAGCCATTGTGGAAAGAGGCGAAGCGGTCAAAAAACTACAACACATCAGCCTATAATTTTATTAACGTTGCCGGCACATTGATCGACCGACAGTTGCCGGAGGGATACCAATACGATACTACAATTATATTTCAGGGTGAAAGTCATTTAGCCGTGTCTGATGAGTTTCAAATGTCAGCAGATGATCGCAGGTTTTGGACTATTATTCACCCGTACTGGGGTGAGATAATGGTGCAGCCAATGAGCATTGAGGAGGACAAAACGGTACTAAACATAACCGCATTTAAAATAAAGGTTTGGGAAACTATATCATCCGATTACCCTATCCAAAAGCAGCTGTCAAATGACCGTGTTGCAGAGCTGAATGATGAGGTTAACGAGATGGCCGCGCAATCATTCGAGGCGCAAATACCCGAATTAGACACGGAGGTCAGAGCCGCGCTGATGGAGACGGTTGAGATTGCAGATGTTGAGGTGACTAAACTTATGAAGCTGAGTGAAGATTTTGCAAAGTTTAAAGGCAAGGTTTCAGCCGCAAAGGCAAGAATTAACGACGCAACTCAGTCGGCTATTGACGTAATGCGAACAGTTCAGGCCGTTATCAATTACCCCGTTCAGGTGATTCAATCTGTTAAAGATCGGATTGCAGTTGCGATGGAATTAAAAAATAAATTGACCGCTATCTTTTTTCGCAAAGCATCGAAAAAAGATTTGGTAATGTACGAATCCATCATATCCGGTGTTGTCGCGATGATGGCCACATCTGCCATTGATCCGGGCGAAGAAGACTATCAACTGCGAACTGAGATAGTTGAGACCGTGGATAACGTGCGCACCAGCTATGAAGACTACTTAATGCAACTCGACAATACGCAGTCCACGCGGTCAGATGATGTCGACGGTTTTACGCCTGACCCTGATGTTTCAAACGCGCTAAACGCGGCCATAATGGAGGCGTTGGCTAATGTTTACGATTACTCATTTGGCGCAAAACAGGAAAGAATAATCATGTTGGAAGAGGACTCAAACCCTATTTTATTGACTCATCGTTTTTACGGGCTTGATGCTAACGATGATAATTTGGCGTTCTTTATTCGGACAAATGCGTTATCTTTGGATGAGCTATTTGAGGTCAGAAAGGGAAGGCGAATATCATATTTTGTGTAATGCTAAAGATTAAGATAAACGGTCGTAACTATTACAATTTTAATAACGTGAATCTTGATTTGCGTTATGATTCGCTTGCCTCAACATTTTCATTTGATGGGTACTTTGATCCTGACAATATCGAACACCGAAAATTGTTTAGGCCGTTATCATATCATTCGATTCAGATTTGGGAGGAAAACGTTTTGTTAATCAGTGGCTATATCCTTTCTCATAAATTTTCAGCCTCATCTAAAAACAACCTTGTTCCCGTGTCGGGATATGCAAAGACCGGAATACTGGGTGACATTTCAATACCGACATCCCTTTACCCACTCGAAACGAACAAAAAAAATCTCAAAGAAATAACCGAAAGGCTTATTGAACCGTTTGGTATTGGCCTTGTGATTGATTCGGATGTTGAGGAAGACGCTCTGAAATTATATGATAAAAGCAATTCGGATGGCAAAGATACTATTGGGGGTTACATTTCCGAATTAGCTTGTCAACGCAACATCATTGTCACGCACACCCCCGCGGGTAATTTGCGATTCACGCGCCCTCAGAAGGTGGGTGCGGCGGTCGCTATTTACGATGAAAATATGCCGTCTATTCAGATGGACATTGAATTTAACGGACAAGGATTACACTCACATTTAACCGTGTTGAGACAGGGTACAGTAGGAAGCGATATAGAGGCCGATGTTGATAGCGTCAATCCGATGGTGTTACAGTACCGGCCATTGGTTAAAGAGCAAACCAAAGGGGCGGCGGGTGATGCCGACAAGGCCGCAAAAAATGCTTTGTCAGATGAATTAAAAAACATCGTTTTGACAATTGAAACAGACAGATGGACATGGAACAATGACAGGGCGCAAATAGTAATGAGGCCAAATAATTATATCACTGTATCATCCCCAAAATGTTTTCTTTCAACGCCTTCCAACTGGTTCGTTCAATCGGTTGTTTTATCGGAATCATCAGAGGGTAGAAAGGCCGTGATGACGTGCGTAATGCCTGAGTCTTTCAACGATGATTCTCCAAAATCAGTTTTTGACAATGATTAGAATTGCAAAATATAACGGTGAAATAATAGAGGCTGGCAGGCGAATAATCAAGTCGTTTGTCAAGTCAAAAAAAGACGTTCACACATCCTTTCAATCCGCGTGTTGGGGTGATGATTCAACGCCAATCGCGGGGGCTGATGTGATTCACGCACAAACGGCAACCGATGACACAGTTATTTTAGGAGTTATCAATGTTTCACAAAAAACAACGGCGGGCGAAAAACGCATATTTGCAACGGACACATCTGGAGCGGTCGTATTTGACATTTGGCTTCGGGCTGATGGCACAGTTGAGATAGGTGGGGATTCAGATTTTGCCGTGAAATACATACCTTTAGACTCCGCATTGCAGTCATTTGCAGGGCTAATAAATGCTGAATTAGTAAAGATTGCGGCGGCCATAACGCCTGCGGGGGCATATGTGCCAACACCCGTATCGGTTAATATTTCAGGATCAAAAAACGCAAAAATAAAAACTATATAAATGGCTATCAACTATATAAGCAATTTAGAGCAAGGTGCGTCGGTACGGGAAAAGCTAAACGAGGTAATAACTAAAACCAACCTTGTCCCCAATAAGGTTGATAAAATACCCACGGCTCAACCTGGCAATGTTGCCGTGTGGGGTGAGGGTGGTGTGTTGCTTGATAGCGGAGTAACCCCCGGCGGTGGAGCTGGTTCAAACGTTCCGGATTGGGAGACTGTTAGATATGATCCTTTGCCCATTGATTATGTTGTCCAGTTTTCGGGGCGGTTATTTACGTCAAAAGTAGAGGACAACCTTAATAACATGCCCCCTATTGAAGGTGATGAAAACGATTATTGGAAGCTAACGACCGAAAGCAAAGCCACGGGCGCACCTGTTTGGGAGGCCGGCACTTTTTTGATTGAAAGATCAGAAGTATTAAAATTAAATATTTCAGACAACAAATATTACAAGTACATATTACGCGCACCTGTTCCGTTTATTTCCGAGGATTTTTATTTGGAATTATTGGCAGGTAGTTGGCAGATTTTAGGATCAGATGGCAATAGTTCGGGTTCGTCGTGGTTATCGGTTCATGTTGATAGTGCATTGATTCAAGAGTTTATAGCGTTGCCTTATACTGTCTACACTATCGACGCGTCTGCAAATCCGGTATTGGCAAAGGTGCCTGATGCCGTGCTTGGTAATACTGATGAGTTTAAATTTAAGTTAAACATTGATACCCATAAAGTAACCATTACCACGGTTGGCGGGACTCAATTAATAGGTCTGGGCACATCGGTGATAATTCCGACCATTGGCGCATCCGTGCAACTAAAAGCTGACAACGACCACTATGGCATAACAGACGATACCCGTCAACTCGCATCAATTGTTACTATCACAGCCAACCGCGATTTTTCAACCGACGGTTTTGAGAACAACATTATCTATCAGATACACCCTAACGGCGGCGAAATAACCATCTTGTTACCAACTGCATACGTGTTATCAGACAACATCGTTATTCGGTCTCACTTTGAGCAGATCGGATCAGGGCGGGTGAGTATCGGAGCCGCTACGGGGTTAATAGGCGGTGAATCAACGATAGTTTTAAATGACAATAATCAAGGGCTTGATATTATTTGGGCTGGCTTGACATATACCACGGCCAACGATTCGCGGCCTAAGGCTTTAACGGCTTCTTTCACCTCTTATCCGGTGTCAGAAAACAGCACCATCAACGACACTGTAACCGGTACTTTTTTTAAGCAACGCGTATCGACAATTGAGGATCCACGCTTTGACAAGGTTACGGCCGTTGAAAGCAGCGTTGTTGTGACGGCCAATCCTACCGACCCTTACCAAGTCATCTCAAGCTCCATCACCGATGCGGGGGTGTTGATTGGGGAAATAGCGGAAGGGTCAATTAATATTTTGGCAAATCTACGGCGTACAGGGGTTAATTTGAACGTCTATTTTACATACCTAAAACGAACAGCGGCGGGTGTTGAAACGTTGATTGCAACGTCTTCGGTTATCCCTGTCACATCTGATACAACGTTGCAGTACCTTGCATCATCGGTGCATGCCGCGTTCGGCATGCTTGTAACTGATCAGTTGATCGTTAGGATGTATGGCCGCAAAGCTACAACAGGAACAAACCCGACAGCATTCTGGTCGGTTGAGGGGGTGAATGCTACGCGGTCAACTATTGAGGTGGCAGCGGGTACGATTGCGCATAATACATTGGCGGGGAGAAATTTGATGGGAGCGCATGAGGTGGTAGCGGTAACAGGCGCAGTGTCTGGTATCGAAAGATCGTTGTCTATATCAACCAATAATATTGACTTAGATTTTAATAATTATTTTCAATTAGTTGGATCTAACCGTGTGGCTATTTCGGCAAACACAACAATAAGTTTTGCAAATGCAACAAATGCAAGATTTGCTACGTTTAAAATATTAATTACTAATTTATCTACAGTTACGTTTCCAACTGGGACAATAAGCGGAGATTCAAGGATTGCCAGTAGAATTTTTACCCCTCTTTTAAATGGTAATTATACTGTTTCTATTTTTATAACATCATCTGATAATGAAGTAGTTATCTCTCAACAACCATCAATATGATAGGTCATTTCCATGCATTATTAGGCTTCGCATTGAGTCCTATTGATAATTATATTTTATCAGGAACAGGAACAAATAGGATGGTTAGATCGACATCGGGAACATCTGGGTTCGTGAATATTGACACTAATAATATAATGACATCAGGGTTTGTCGCCAGATGGTGTAATGATCTTTTCCTCCTAGGAGGCAATGCTTTTGGTTATTCCGCAAATGGGATAAACATAATTGAATCTCCTCAGTCAAAGGTATTATTTACAAATAATGTTTATGACTTTATTTATTCTCAAAATGGCTTCTATCTTGCTGGAGGATATGGTGGCTCCTATTCAATTGCTTGTTCGTCAGATGGTAAAAATTGGGCAGGCTGTAACAATTATCTTAATATATATTGTTTATCATTTATAAATGTTAATGGGACTATTTGGTGTTTAGGTCAAGGGAATACAGATACAGTATTAACTACATCAGATGGAGTTAATTTTACGAAAAGAGGTAAAGTGTCAAACACTTGGTCTGACCAAGTATGTTTTGGAGGTGATTATCACAATGGCACTATAGTGATTGCAGGTGAGGGAACACGTACCCTTTCTTGGTCGACAGATGGGGGTACCACTTGGTATGGCAATAAAACAATATTTTCAACCCGAGGAAGAGATGTTAAATATGTTCCATTTTTAGACAGGTGGATTGCGGTGGGATACGGAACAAACAATATTGCAATATCAACTGATAATACAGGAACATCATGGACGGGATTAGGCAGTGTTGTATTTGCGGGAGGAGGGAATTATGTTATTCCAGCAAGCGATAAGGTTTTGATAACCGGTATCGCCTTAGCAAGTGGAGATAATACGGTCGCATATTCTACAACTGGAACTGATTGGACAGGACTAGGACAAACAGTTTTTTTAAATAATGGGCAAAAAGGGACATTTAATAGACTCCCTGGTATTGCAACTGCCGTGCCGATGTGGAATTTTTTAGGAGACTCAATAACAATACAGCGCAAATGGACAAATCCACTCGCAAAATTTCAACAGATTTACAATACAAATTACGGCGTTTCAGGCCACACATCTACTAATTTATTAACTCTTTTAAATTCCGGAACATTCCCATCGAAAAAATCTTCAGATGAATATGTTTTTGTTTCAATTGGAACAAATGATGTGAGGACTAATGTTTCATTGTCTACATTTACTTCAAATATTAACGCTATAATTGCTAAACTTGTTAGCATGGGGTATGATTATTCAAATATAATACTACCAACAATATACTATCTTAGTGATTATGGGAATGGAAATTTTGCATTATTGCAAAGTTACAACTCAATGATATCAGGGAAATGGTCTAGTTTATCAATGGTTATTCAACCTGATGTTTATACTTATATGGCAAACAATGGGGGGGGATCATTGTTGTCCGATGGCATTCATCCTACCGATGCAGGTGGATTAGTAATTGCCAACTACTACAATTCTATATTATAAATACGGTTATTAAATGCATGGCTAACAAATTGTAAAATTAATCACTATCTTTATCACTCTAATAGTTGCATTTTGCAGCGTAAATTAACAACTAAAACAAAACATCATGACATCAGTTCGTGTTTCTACGCCCGCAACGCCAAAGAAAAAAGGCACTAAAGGTAAGTAAATGGAGTTAGCAATCGACAAAAGGACATCAACAGCCATTTTCATTGTGATCGCTTTATACATATGCTCATCACACATTTATTCAATGGGGGAGTATATGGGAATGGGTGGATCAGATGAATTTTGGAAGGCATTTGATAAGTGCAATGATCGCATTCTGGCCATTGGCCTTTTGTCGATTGCCTCCTTTTGTTTTGTTGATTTGCGTACCCGTTTGCTTTGTTACGCGTCAATGTTTTATGTGGCGGTTCGGTGCTTGCTTGAGGTGATTTATATCTATGATAATTTCGGTGATTATGATGTGTACTGGACATTAAGCGGTTTATATTGCGTTTTCGTTATGCTTTCTTACTCAATAACATCTATCTATGACGCCCGCCGTAGAAAACTTTAAAAATGGTTGGATAACCATGACAGCAACGTTTGCAATCTCTATGATTACGATCATCTTTGCATCAAAATTAGGCGCAATTGACACCGATAAAAGGGAGACGGAGCAAGAAAAAAAAGAGTTTCAAATCGAACTTGATGCAAGGTTTGAAAAGAAGGCTGATAAAACATGGGTTATCGAGCAAGTTACAACCGTTGAGGCAAAGAGTGCGATTACAGACGTATGGGTTAAAGATATGTTAAATAAAATATATCAGCAAAACGTGGATAATACAAAACGAATTGATGATTTTATAAAAGCTAGCAAATGAAAAAAGCAAAGCACTTCGGGATTAAAGAACTAGTATCGCGCGCGTGTTACGAAAAGGTTGGGGAGTCAGCATGGCAGTTTTTTGATGGAAAAGCAATTGACACACTTGATTGGTTCCGCGAAAAAATTGGGCTGCCAATCACCGTCAATGATTGGGCGTGGGGTGGCCAATACCAACACCGCGGCTTTCGATGGGATGATTGCGCTATCGGTGCTTCAAAATCAGCACATAAGGAGGGCAAAGCGTTTGATTTTAGCGTTAAGGGGATGACAGACAATGAGGTCAAGGACTGGATAGAAGAGAATGAAAGCGAATTGCCATATCGAATCAGGATTGAAGAAGAAGATACTAACGCAAAGGTGCATTTCGATACACGGCGTCTCGATACAGATGCCGAAAAAATTAAATATTTCAGACCATGACATCAAATTATTACGCTCCAACGCCCAAGAAGTTACGCCAATTGGGCGACAGCCTGCTCAGTGTAGGTGCATTCGTTGGCAGTTATGCCGCTTTCGAGGAAATGAAATGGGTTGCAATCGCGGCTTTTGCGTTAGGTGCAATCGGCAAGTTTTTAACCAACTTTTTTAAAGATGATACTCAACCTTCTTAAAAAAATCGCTTTGGCCGTCTGGTCTATTCTGTGCGTGGCATTTGGGGTGTTCGTAGCACTCAAATTTAAGGATCCGGAAACGGTTGTGAATAACTCAATAGGTAAAATCAAGGGTCAAAATGATGTGACCAACACCCCCACTACAACTGTTGCTGTTGGGAAAAAGAAGTTTAGGTTGTTTGGGAAACGAAAAAAGGAGGGTTAAACCTCCTTTAGCATTTTAGTGATCTCATCCTGTTGCTCATCCGATATTAATTCATAGATATTAACCCCGTCTGCAAAGATGTCGTGAATGACATACATCTCTGGACTACCAGGATGCCCCGGGTCACCGTTTCGATAAGTGTGTACTTCTTTTTCGGCCGGCTCGTACTCGTAATGTACGGTCAGATCGACGCCTTGATAGGTGATTTCTTTTGATTGCATATGTCAAAATGTTTAATAGTTTAATTTGTTTTTCGTCGTTATCAACTTTTTCGATTACCGATAACATCAGCTTGTCCAGAAATGCAAGGTCTGAATAAAAGGCCGCTTCATCACGGTTTAAGGTCTCATCCGTGTACTTTGTCACCAACATTAATTTTCCGGTCGCGTGTTTGATTAGCGTTTTTAGCTCCAAATTCCAGTCGCCTGAGTCTTTTAGGATCTCTTCGCTGCGTGCCATAAAGGTATCTGACAAATGAGCTAGCAGCAGCGCGGTGTTGATGTACTTTTTAAATGCCTGCTTTTGCTCATCGGTAAGGTTTAATTGTGCTACTTGTTTTTGCACCTTACGGTATCGCTTTGGGTCTAGTTTATCCATTGTAGTAGTATTTAACCCACTGCCATGTGGCAGTGGGTGTGAGTGGTTAGAAAGGTAGATCCTCTTCAGGTTTTGCGGCGGGTGCAGGTGTGTTACTTGGCGTTGATGGCTGCTGTTTTGGCGCAACAGGCGTAACCCCCTCTGACCAAACAACTTTTCCATTTGCAACAAAGTAGCGTTCTTTTTTTGCTTCTTTTTGCTCTTTTGTCTGAGATACCCACGCGCTGACATTTTGCCCGTAATTATCCATTTTATCCCCCTGCGAAACGGTTAATGATACTCCTTTTTCGCTTTTTTGCTCAACTGTTGAGAGCAATGTTTTTAGTGTTTCGGCCTTAATCCAAATAGTTGAAAGTGTTGACATAATTTATTTGTTTAGTGTTGTTGATATTGGAACTCCTAATAATAGATAATCATTGATGGCCTTTTCACCACGCTCGACACGGTCGTAAAGCCAGTCAATGTAAGAAGTATCACGGTATATCTCAGTGAAAGCGACATCTTTGGGGCTTCGCCTGCGTGGGTCAAATGATCCGAAGAGGCAAAAATCAGCATCCTCATTATTCATCAAGTGCGCCTGCCATTGTGGATAATATTTGTGTTTGGCATCAATGCCTCCCGTCAATATCATCTGCACATTTTTTTCGTGTATCAGCGGATCAGCAGGGCATTTAATTTCAGTGACAAACTTTTTCTTTTGCGCTGTCAACACGCCAACTCCGTCAACAGACCCCCCGAAATATGGTATTTTTGGATTGATTGAAAAACTGGTTTCTGATATTTTCACACCAAATATTTCGCTTATCCGTTCACGTGCAACGGGTTCGTTTTTTTCGCCCCATTGGCACTGCCAAAACTCCTTGTGCATAATTGAGTCCAAATACATCTCAATACCCTCATCAGTCATTGACCGTTCAACGGCCAATTTTGCAAGGTAATTGATCGCAGTTACGCCAAATTCAGCCCCTTTAGTCCCTGCGGTGACGTAATCAATCATCCCTGAGGCAGTAAATTTTCCCAGCCGCGACTGGAACCATTCGCGGCTCTTTTGTTCAGCCTCAACGCGCTCAACTGTTTTTTCAGATGGTTTTGCGGTGGCTGCGAGGTCGGTAAGATAATCATCAAATAACTCGCTCATGATAGCATTTCTTTGAGTTCTTTCAACATCTGCATAGCACGCTCATTTGTTGTGAACAACTCTTTATTTAGCCTATGCAGGTCGTATAATAGGCCAACACTTGACCGGCTTTTGTTGCAAAAATTATTCAGGGCATCAACGTCGTATTTATTGATCGATACCTTGCCGTCCTCAGATTTGTAATCGCTACCTGAAACAACCATTTTTACCGATTGCATTTGGTCAAGATGACGTCCAATGCCCCAGTTTTTTGAAGCACGGGTAAATGCATTTGATGCAGTTGTTTTGTCGTAATGTGATTTGCGCTCAATGTCAGATGATTTTTCCCTAACGGTTTTGTTCATCTCCATTGCGCCGCCTGCGTTTTGCTTAAACACCCAATCAGATTCAACATTGAGTCCAATTGTGCAAAACAAAATGCCTCCCAGATTGGCATATTCGCAGCTCCATCCGTCAACTTCGCACACGTGATCCAAAATCTCTTTACATTGCCCATGCTCATAATAAGGGATAAAGATTGCCACGCCTGCATTTACAGTTTGAGGCTTCCAACATGGTTCGATCCCTAAGCTAGCGTGAAAGCTTGGATCAGACAACTTGCCTAAATCTTTTTTTTCCATCATAGTAGTTTTTAACGCCCGTTAGACCGATAGCGCAGCCGTGTATTTTAACAATCGTAATGCCTTGCAACAAATGCGGCAAACATCATCAGCACACCTAACACGGCTTGCCATGGGTTGACACCGGATGCCAGAAAGCAAACGATTGAGATAATGAAGAATAATACTGATAAATGCGTCATCGCGTATTTGACGCACATTATTAAAAAGTCGAGTAGTTTGATCATTGTTGTAGTTTTTCGAGGTTTGCAGCTAATAAAATGACATCATCCTTGTGGTAATGAACTAATCTCGCATGTACTTGCTTAGTTCTTACTTTTGCTTTACTTGCCAAAATATAGAACTTGTACGCGCTAATTTTCAACACATTCAATACCTGAGCAAGTGTAAGCCATGTATTTTGGCTGTCTAATTCCGTTTTTATCTCGGTAATTACCGAGCTTGATGATTTAATTTCAAGCGGGCTTCTTAGTTGGTCAAATTGTGATTTTGCTTTGAAATAAAGGTCTTTAATGTCTTGCCCTGTCATGTCGATAGCCTCTGATTTGCCGTCTAAAAAGCCGGTTATTTCAAAGATGTGATCTTCAAATAGATTTGCTTTTTTGATTTTTACTTCCATTGTTGTAGTTTTAAGTTATATTTGTGTTGTAGGTTTACCTAGTGTATGCCACCTTCAAAGGTTTTGGGGGCTGAACCCGAATCAGCCCCCGTATTTTTATGCTAAAATTAAGTTTGACATTTTGCAAACCATTTGATCCATTATAGGGCTGCTTAGTGAGTCTTTTGTTAATTTGTGCCACATGCTTTCATCTGTTGTGCAAGTGGCCACAATGCCCCCGTGAATAGATGTAATGGTGTGGATTTTATTTCCTGTGTTTACGTGTTTAACTTTGCTTCCGATTTCCATTTGTTGTAGTTTTTAGTGTTTTTCTATACTTCAAAGATACACCAAACAATAACACCAAAGAGTTAACTAATGTTAAAAGATTTGGGTTTGGTGTTAAAAATATCCCAAACACCGCCCTCGTCTAAAGCGATGGATCAACCTTTGTTTAACGTCGGTGTCGAGCGTTCCCGATTACTAGATATTGGCATTTGGGATATTAAAAAAAGGGGTGAAAAGCACCCCTCCTAAACCTACTACAATGAAGAAATCCAAAAAAATCACGCATATAGACACGCGCTTTAATCTTATCAAATGTAGTAAATGTTTTTGACACGTGCAACTTTAAAGTTCGTTAATTACACCATCACCAATAATTAAGAGCCTGTCTTCATCAAAATACTGTTTTTCTGGTAGTTTACCGTCTTTGTCAATAACAGGTTGAACCCCGTACTGGTCACTTCCTGTTAAATAGATGTGTTTTGATTCTGCGATTCCATAGAAGCCAGACACTTTGTCCTTAACCTCTCGTCCTAAAATTTTTTCCATTGCATTTACTGGGTTTTACAAAGCCGCCCAAGGCGTATATTATCAATCTTCAAAATAAAAGTTGCCTTCTTTATTTGGTTTGATTGGGCGAGTTGTAAAGCAGTGGTTAACGCCTGACAACTGGCTGATCTCGTCACGCAATAACTCGATACCTGTTATTTCAGCTTCTGATTCTTCAGCTTCAAATATGATCGACGGGTGTGATGATATCGTGGTGCATTTTGTAATATAGTGGTTCATCGTGCGTCGCATTGATGGTAAAGGGCTTCCCAATTATGGGCGGCGGCTTCGGCTGCTTTGGCTCTAAGAACTAATGAGACAAAGCAAGTAATTATTATGACGCAAAAAATAGCGGTAATAACAATGTTTTTTTTTCATGATTTCAAATTTTTAGTTGTGTAAAATTCAATTCCTATGTGATGAGGTATGCACTGGCAGATGAATCCGTATATTTCCGCAAACACCTGCACATCAATAGCGTGCAACTTGTCACCGTTTTCGAGCATAAACTCATTGACATACATAGCGTCTTCGGTGGCGCGTGGGTCGAGTGTGCGGGCTACAAGGTCGCCCATAATAAGACCTAACAACCTAATGTGTGAGTTGATGGTGTCTTTTATCCCATCTCTTAATCTATTGCGCAATGGTTCGGTAGAGATCGGAAATTTAACCGATCGATCTAATCTGCCAAGCAATTGATAATAATTTAATCTGATTGGTGTTGCAGTTGGAACTAAGGCAAATTTTCCGTCAAAAGGTACACCGTCTAAGTTTTTAAGGGGACAAGCGTCTGAATTGTTTTTCATGGCAGTTAGTCTATATATGCGTTAATTTCCATGATCCAACCGCGCGAATCTGTATCGTCGGCAAACCATTGTTGAATGGTTTTGTTTTCGGGGTCAAGAGCGCTAATGTAGTACCCGCGCTCATCTTCCAATTTGTAAATATCATTCATAATCATTGACCCGACAGGGGCAAAATTGAAAATCTGGATAAATCGTTCTTTTGTCATTGTAGTAGGTTTTGATAGTTATACCTCAAAAAAGGGGGTTAGGTTGCGTTTAAAGTGTTAATTATTGTGAAATGATTTGGCCTTCTCCAAGAACCACTTTTCTATTGTTTGGTAAAAATTTTACCAGTACTGATTTAGCTTCGCAGTTGTCGTATCGCTTTAGAAAAACGGCTTCTTTAATTCCCCTCGTGGTTGACACGTGGATAATATCCCCAGCCCTCAAACCATTCAAATACTTCTTTCTCTTCTTCAAATAATTCCTTTTCCCAATCCAAAGCCCAATCCCTAGTATTGCGCAAAATGTCAAAATAGTTACAAATGTTGTCATGATTCTAAGATTTTATCAATTATTGATTTAAACATTTCAAAGTCTTCATTTATCTTGTAATAAATTGCCCCGTGTGCTTCCATCTTTAAACGCCATTTTTTTTGTGCTGTTGAAAGGGAGCCTGTTACGGTCTTCATTTCAAGGCAATAAAACTGGTTTTTCCAAAACATTTGCAAGTCACTAACGCCTGCAATTACTCCTAACGCCTTGTTTTTAGCACCTTCGCGCTTGTTTTTTGAGTTGTTATTTATTGCCCAAATATGATCTTCAGTTTCCGGCCTTTCATTATGTGCCCAGAATATACATTTGGCTTGAAAAGAAGCCTCGGCATATACACGGGGCTTCTTTTCTCTTATTGCTTGCTGTTGAGCGGGGGTGATCGTTACTATAGCTGTTTGGCGTTGCATTATTTAGATTCTTCTATAATTGTTGTGTACTCTAATTTAAACCCTTTTGTATTGCCAAACTTTTTCTTTAATTGCGCCAAGCATGCTCTTTTTGTTTTATCATAATACGAATAAACTTGCCCGTTGTAATACTCAGCTCTTAACTTGATTTCAGTGTTTGTTTTTGAAGTTGTCATAGTAGTAAGTGTTTATTTGTTTATTTCTATATTGTAAAGATACACCGGATTTACATACCGTGAAAGTTAATAAATGTTAATAATACAGTTAACTATATCCTTCCGGATTAGCTGGATATAGTTATTGATGTTATATTGGTGTTAGCTGCAACCGCAAGAAAGCACCTCGATAGCTTTGTGCGTTTGTTCGAGAGTTAAACCTTCAAATGAATCACAGCAGATAAAATTGTCTTTATGTTCTAAAAGCATATCGGAATCATCATCTAAAATTACATAGTTCCAGTCTTTGCCTAATTTCTTTCTATTCCAATCTTTGCCGTTATTTGAATGAATATTGGTGTCAATCCATTGTTTAATCTCAACGCCTCGTGGAATTGATAAATGAATACCTTTTTCAATATAATGGTAAGCTCGAATAGTTATACCTACAATTTCATCACAGAATTTAAAACCATGTTCTTTCATGTGTTCAATTGTGCTTTCCAAAGTATGTTTTCGCCAGCTACTACTAATCACTATTTTTGCACCTGTTTTTTCAATTATCATTCCGAGTAAATCTTGTTTTTCAGGTGTCAATCCCCACATACCATCTTCTAAAGTATTAGGTGTAGCAATTACTCCGTCAATATCGAGAAAGATAAAACGGCAGCAGCTAACACCGTGTATAAAACATGGTGGGGTTTCTGCGTTATTTAAAGTTTCGTTCATTCTATTAAGTTATTTGTATTTTGATAGTTAGATGGTTTCTATCCCACCACGTTTCATACACAACACGTTGTGCGTAATTAAACAGAATCGCCTAACGTCAGAAAACACTTACCATACATTTCGTCGCTGGACTCAACAAAACGATTATTCCTGAAATCTTTGAAATCCCATCCATCACCTGAATCTGCATCTTTTAAATCCAAAGTCTCAAATTCAACCGCTCCATAACTTTCATAGTTACCAGCTTTTTGTTGAAATCCGACCTCGATTATAGTTTCTTCGGGAAACCTATCCAGCCACTTTTTAAATTCCTTTATTGTTGCCATTTTGATTAAAAATAACTACGCACAACACAGTGTATAAGCCATGCGCAGATAGTTTCGAGCCGTTTGAAAGGTAGTGCAATGCGCACGGCTCATACACGCATCGTTAGCCACAATTTAAAGAACCCGAAAATCTGATGATATTTTCATTGTTTTCATCTCTTTCAATTGAATAAATATATCCTGATTCAACTAATTTTATAGCTTTGTTTTTCAATTCTAAATATTTTTCCTTTTCATCTTTTTTTATTTTTGCTTCCATTTCTATTTCAAAATCAGCATCCCAATTAAAGCCTTCAATATCTTTAATTAGAATATCCCATCCTTTTTCAGATAAACTTTTTAATTCAGATACTTTTATTGCTTTGAATTTTAAATTCCAGTAGCAAGTATCTAAATATTTTATCCCTTTTTCTGCTTCTTTTAAGGTCTTAAAGGTATTTTCACTTAACACTGCATTTCTCGCACCTCTTCCACATCCTGTTATGCTCACTGAAAAAATAGAACTATCATCTACATCGTAAACGACTTTCTTTTCATCTCCATCAACAACTATAATATATTTGTCTAAAATGGATTCTAATTTTATTTTTGTTTTCATAATAATTAAAAACTGTGGCTAACACGGTATATATGCCATGCGCCAATTAGTGCCGTGCTATTATTTAAGTTTATCGTGGGCGCACGTCACATATACCCAAAGTTAGCCGTAACGTTAAAATGCCCTCCCATCATCCTCGACTATCACCGCATTAACCCCACTTGAAAACTCGCACAATTTACCGGCCGAACCGCATTTAGGATTAAATAACCAACCGTTGTAATCAGCGTAATTTTTGAGCATGATAGTGAATTTATTAGCGGCCATCCATCGCGCGGCGGCTTCGTTTTCGGCTTGCAAGTGGGCTTTAAATGACTGGTAAAGCGTTGATTTGATATAGCGATTATCCACCGTTATTGCCTCTTCCGCCCACTCAATAAACTCGATTCCCACCTGGGCGCGTAGCTTGTTGAGTTTCAATGTCACGTATTGAGGGCGTATTAATTTCCCCAAAAGAAATTGCTTCAAACACAATACCATGAAGTTATCAAATCTGAACCATTCGGCATCCTCCCATCCTTCAAATGGCAGCCTTCCAAATTCGTCGATAATGTTGTGTTTTGAGCCAAAATGCTTGTGAATCTCAATCTCAAATAATCGACGGTCAAAACTACAACTATTTTCTGCTTTAGGTGGATAATTTGACGAAAAAGCAAAGGACGGAATGTCTTTAAAAGGTATATATAATTCTGTAACCCCTTTTTTGTTGACCGGGAGTCCGGTTGTGAGTATTGAAAACATTTGAACAACAGGGAAGCCTTCGGCCAAATCATCAATTGCGACAACCTGCGTGTCATGTGATACCCTCTGCCATGGGAAGCCGCTTTTTAAATCCAATGATTTACCGTCAATCCAAACCGTTTTTTTTATCTTTGAAACCATCATTATACCTAATGTCTTTCCGCTTCCCCCTGCCGGCTCAGTAGATGTCGTTTCGTCCAAAAATCCGATCATCGGGCATTCGGTCGGGTTGCGATATCCGTGCATCAAGTAGCCTAACGCACTGACATACGCCGCCATCCGATCATCTTTGCCGTTCGAAACGATGTTCGCAAACCGGTAACTATCAGCCTTCTCAACCTCCTCATCACTCAACTGCTTAAAGTCTCTATCCAAAATCTGACTTTTCCAAATCATCCCGGCCATCTTCGCGAATGGTACCAGCTCGCAACCATTTGATGTGACTTTTAACGCCGTGTTGCGATAATATAGCCATCCGGTTTTGATGTCGTCCTTTAACCACTTAATCTCAATTACCTTCATGGTTAACTTTGACTTTTTGAATTTATCGGAGTCGTTGATCTTGTTGTAGATGTCTTTATCATCGATGTTGTCGATCACGTGTTTTAAAACAAAATCACGAATCTGATCAAAACAGACCTCCTCAACCACGTTGTTTATAACACGGACAAAGATATATTCAAGCGGCACCGATTCATAACGGAAAAACCCGTATGACTCAAGAAATTCAGCAAGAGAGTAATGATCAATGTAAAATGATCCTCTATCACCCATGTACCAAAAATTTCGAGTGTCTTTACCCGCGACGGCCGGAACCTCAACCACTTTAGGTATTGGCTTGTCCTGCTTCCTTTTCGGCATGTTGAACTTTTCCGCAACCGCTTTGGCCGCTGCTGCGTAATCACCGTTAAACTCCAACCGTGTTAAAATATCAAACGGCTTATAAACATACCCATTGCCACTTTTTGCAGGACTGTCAGTAAAAGGATGTGCGTTTTCAGAGTAGTTGAAAAACACATTTTCAGCAACATAGCCAAATGTGGCCGATGGTGACCCGTCCGATTTACCTGGGCGTCTCCAGTTTTTTGATGTTAACTGAGTCCAACCGTGTTGTTTTAACAAGCGCTTCGCCTCTTCGATGCATCTGTCATTATAGATGTCACCGGGGCGTTCGTCGTCATTAATTTTGTCGTGTGATGATACGCGGGGCGCTGGGGTGATTATTTCGGCAGGGATGTCAAACGAGCGGGCGTAACCGATTAATATGTCGCGGTCTTTTGGCGGGATGGTGGGGATTTGAGTAAGGTCGCCTTGGATGAGAGTGTAGCCTTTAGTGGGGGCACAAACGAGCAACCCCCCATCAGCCTTGGTTTCGATTAGCGCGAATTGCAGGCACTTCTTTCCGTTTCGAGTCCTTACCTGCTCATCCTTACCATTAAAATGATAAAGCTCGTTTTTTTGCCCTTCGAGGGAAAAGCATTTTTCAGGGTCTGGAATCTCGTACCACTCATAAGCCAATTTTCTGCTTCCATCAATTTTTTCGGAGCGATAGTAGATGTGATAACCTCCTGACTTCGTTGTCTCTATCGGACATGTGTAATTCTCCAAAATTCTTGCAACATCTTCAAAGTTGGTGAACTCCTCAAATGCCTGTTGTGCATTACCCAAATGGTTGTCGAAATCAATGCCCTCCAAATTACCAGACACAGCACCACCGATAATGCCTACCCCGTATGTCTCCTCATCCTTGTAATTGCGCCACAGTGCCACATCCGATGATGTTGGCATTTCATCCATGTATTTGCG